GACAGCAGGTCATTGCAAGCCTCTGCGGCCCAGCGGTCGTCTCGTTCGCGCTCGGCGCAGGCTTTGTTGTATTCGTGTTCAGTCATAGGGTGTCCTCCTTGTTGATGCCCAATTGTTCGCACGCCGCTTTGCATAATGCAACAGGCTTTTAATGCCAAATGCAAAAAAGATGTTGCACCGCGTTTTGCGCTGTGCATTATGGCGCCATGAAAACAGTGCCTGAATTAATTAAAGCGCTTGGCGGGTCTACACAGCTCGCGGGCAAGCTCAATCTGCCGATTGCAACCGTCGGCGCATGGAAAGCACGAGGCAGTATCCCGCCTCGCTATTTCCCCACGCTGGTGCGGATTGCGGGTCAGCAAAAGGTTAAGGGCGTCAGCCTTGAAAGCCTTGTGGCGATGAGGGTAAACGCATGAGCTGCGTGTATTTTATTGAACAGGTCGGCGGAGACCTTGTGAAAATAGGTTGGACTTCGGGGTGCCCGAAGCGCCGCACTCACTCCCTTCAGACCGGCAGTCCAATCAAAATTCGCTTGCTGGGCTTTATTCCCGATGCATCGGCCAAAGATGAGCAGAACTTGCATCAACAGTTTGCGCACCTTCGCGTAAAGGGAGAGTGGTTTTGGCGGTCTCCCGAAATCCTTGCGGCTATTCCAAAGCCAATTACGGCAAACGGCCCGTTTGCATCTTTGGAAGATTGGATCAAGGCTCAAGGCCGGGGTTCAATCAGTCGCCTGTCTGAGCAGACCGGGCTTTCGACTGGGCACATACACAACATCATGAAAGGCGCAGGCATGACAACCAGCACCGCTAAAACATTAGCAAAGGCAACAGGCATTTCTGCTGCTGTTCTGATGGGATTGGAAAACGCATGAACCGCCGATCCGGCTGCACAGGCATCATCTGGGCTTTGCCCGTTTCAATTGCGCTCTGGTGCGTGATACTGCTGGCGGTGGGGGTGTGGCGTGTCTGAACAAATCGACTGGCTTGACCTGCTAGAAACCCACCGGCCTGACTACCTGTCAGAAGCCCGTGACGCTGCCCGCAAGCTGCTGGAAACCCGCGCAAGCATTACCATCAACGATGTGCGCGAAGTCTGCCCGCCTCCGAAGGGCGCTGACCCTCGTGTTATGGGCGCCGTGTTTCGCCACAAGGATTTCGAGGCAACCGGGGAGTTCGTGCTGTCCAACCGGACCACCTGTCATAACAGGCCAATCCAACGGTTTGCGCTGACGAACTACGCCAAGGTTCACGCGGCACTGGGGCTAAAACGATGACCCGCAAAAACGGCCAGCGCCTGTCCGACCTAGAGCGCCAGCAGCGTCTAAACCTAGCCCGCCAATGCGCCCATGAAGGCGTCACCGGATCAGAATTTGCCCGCCGCTGCGGACTGACCAAAGCTGGCGCACACCTGTGGCTGACGCGAAATTGCCATTACGACATCCTCGACCAGCTAAACAGCGCAAAGCGGGCGTCCTCAATGCCTGACGAAGCCGCCGACAAAAGGGCCAGGCTCCTCGCCGAATGCGCCCTTGGCCTGCGAACGCTTAGATCCGTTGCCCGCATCGAGGGCGTCAGCGATGCAGCTATAAGCCTTTGGCGCAAGGCTAACTGGATTGCGGTGGAAGATGCCTTGCACGAGATGAGGAGGGCTGCGTGATGGAATGGCAACCAATTGAGACAGCGCCGAGGGATGGGACGGAATTTTTGGCTTACGACAGCAAAGCCAAAAAGTTTGACGTGTGCCTGATGAGAAACATTTCAACAAAGCAGCCGCTATGGATTTGCCAACAAGTGCAGATCGACGGGTCATATGGCCCGGACGGTGGAGAGTTTGGCTGCGTAACCGCATACATAACCCACTGGATGCCCCTTCCAGAGCCGCCCAAATGACCCGCTCGCAATGGGTAATCCGCCTGCTTGAGATCGTGCTAGCCAGCAGAGCGTCAAACATCAAGGCGCCGAGTGATCCAAAAGAGGCTTACGAGGCAATAATCGTTTACCTTGACGCTTGCCAAACCGTGAAACTTCGGTGAAGGTAGTCGGGCCGGGAGCGTTAGCGCGCTCAACCGGCCCTGAACACAACCGCAAACACGTTGGAGACGTGCGATTATGAACAACACACTTTTACCGTCAATTTATTTTTGTTTCAAGCCCTTGGAATACCGGGGGGCTGTGTAATGGCCGACATTGAAGAAATCAAAAGTGCCATTGCCGGCGCGCTAGTTGACTTGGATTTGCCCGATTTGGTGGCGGCAATTAATGAAATCCGCGAAGTGCTGCATTGGATTTCGCCCTTTGCGTCCGAGCCTGTGGATTTTGTCCGCTGGGTTCCTGCCGAGGAAGTCCACGCAAACGACTACAACCCGAACAGCGTAGCGCCTCCGGAAATGGAATTGCTTCGCGTGTCAATCATGGCAGATGGCTACACTCAGCCGATCGTGACGCACGCCGCCGAAGGCCAGCGCGTGGTTGTTGACGGCTTTCACCGCACGCGGGTGGGTAAGGAATGCGATGACGTGGCAAATCGCGTCAAAGGTTACCTGCCCGTTGTGCAAATACGCATGACGCAAGAGGACCGCTCTGACCGCATGGCGGCGACGATCCGGCACAACCGCGCTCGCGGCAAGCACCGCGTTGAAAGCATGTCTGAAATTGTGTTGGAATTGAAACGCCGCAATTGGTCTGACGAGAAGATTGGCCGCGATTTGGGCATGGACCCTGACGAAGTGCTGCGCCTGACGCAGATCAGCGGGCTTGCTGAAATGTTTGCAGATGCAGAGTTTTCGGAAGCCTGGGAAGCCGGGCAATTTTCCGAAGATGACGCAGCCTCCCTCGAATACGAGGAACTGAAAGATGAATAGGGCATTTTACAAGTTTACCGACCTTGAAGAATACGAGTGGGGAATGTGGGCAATTGCTCGCGGCGAATTGCGCAAAGCCAATATGGAACGCGCCGCCACGCTGATGCGTGATCCGTGCCGGTTCACCCGCGCCATGATGACGGCCATTAACGACTGGCCAAAATCCTGCGCTCATAACCTGACGGTAGACGCCGCGAACCGCATCGCATGGTTAGGCCATGCCGGGTGCTGCATTGGTGCCATGTCGCCAGAGGAAAACACTCGCTGCGCTTGGCACACTCTGACTAAGCGCCAACAAGATGTGGCCAACGCTTGCGCCTTGCTCGTTTTGAACCGTTGGGAGAGGCGCCATAGAGCGCCAGCGCTCCCGCTTTTCGCCTGGAGTGCAAACCATGCTTAAGCGTCCAATTGGAATTTCCGTTCTTGATGCGGCTCGCCAACGCATTCACCGCACGTTCGATGATTTCGAGCGCGTGTATCTGTCTTTCAGTGCGGGCAAGGACAGCACAATAATGCTGCACCTTGTCGCTGACGTGGCGCGCGAGCGTGACCGCAAGTTTGGCGTTTTGCTTGTCGATCTAGAGGGCCAATACCGGCTAACAATGGAGCACGCCAAAGTCTGCATCGACATGTATGCAGACGTGATTGAGCTGCATTGGGTTTGCCTGCCGATCCACCTTCGGAACGCGGTAAGCGTTTACGAGCCGTTCTGGAAGTGCTGGGACCCCGCTGCCAAGGACGCCTGGATTAGGCCAATGCCGGATTTTGCCGTGACCGATCCGGCGGCCTATCCGTTTTTCCGTGACGGCATGGAGTTTGAAGAGTTTGTGCCAGAGTTTGGCGAATGGTATTCGCAAGGCAAGTCCTGTGCCTGCCTTGTTGGTATCCGGACCGATGAAAGCCTTAACCGTTTTCGCACCGTGGCGACCGCTAAAAAGGTGACATGGAAAGGCCTTCGCTGGACAACACAGGTCACTGAAAACTGCTACAACGTTTATCCCATCTATGACTGGAAATCCGGCGACATTTGGCTTTACCATTACCGCAACCCAGACAAGCCCCACAATCGTTTGTATGACCTGATGCACCGAGCCGGTGTGCCTATGGGACACATGCGTATCTGTCAGCCCTACGGTGACGATCAAAGGCGCGGGCTATGGCTGTTTCACCTTATTGAACCTGAAACATGGTCGCGCGTTGTAGCTCGCGTCAACGGCGCCAATGGCGGCGCACTGTATGTGCAAGAATGGGGAAACATTAACGGATACCGGCAGATCACAAAGCCGCCTGGTCACACTTGGCAGTCATTTGCGCATCTTCTTGTGGCGTCCATGCCGAAGAAAAGCCGGGAGAACTATCAGAACAAGATTGTTCTTTTTCAGCGCTGGCACGCTACGCGCGGCTATCCTGAAGGCATCCCGGATGAAGCGCCATACGAATTGGAAGCGGCACGTAAAATGCCGTCTTGGCGGCGCGTCTGTAAGAGCCTGTTGCGCAACGATTACTGGTGCAAGGGGCTTGGGTTTTCGCAGCAAAAGTCATCCGGTTACATGAAATATCTGGACCTCATGCGCCGCCGAAAGGAGGCCTGGAACGTGTCGCCCGGTCAGCTGGAATTGAAATTGGAAAGCGAAGCGGCATGAGCTTTCCATATTACAAGCGCTTTCCCCGTGACTTTCTTGAGGCGACCATCGGTTTTAGCCTGGAACTGAAGGGCGCCTACACCATCGTGCTTGACCTTATTTACATGCGCGGCGGACGACTTCCAGATGACCCGCAATACATCGCCGGGCAGCTTGGCTGTTCAGTCAGGAAGTGGAATAGCCTTCGCGCAAAACTGGTTTCGTTGGGCAAGCTAAATGTTGAAAACGGGCTTATCTCCAACTTTCGCGCAGATGTTCTGCTAGAAGAAACGCGATCATTCCGAGAAAAGCAGGCCGAAAATCGTTCACATCCTAATAAAAACAGCGGCTTGCAATCACCAAAAGCCGACCACTTAGAACCAGATACAGAAGAAGAAGTAAGAGAGACAATAGCTAAAGCTATTGTAGCACCACAGCCACCAGACCCCCCTGAAAGCAAATCAACAGGGCGGGTCAGAGGAGCGGCTAGGGCAACGCAACTTCCCCCCAACTGGACCCCCAACATCACCAATCTGGCCTATGCCAGCCAGCACGGCCTAAGCCGAGAGGAAATCAACCATGAAGCCGATCAGTTCCGCAATCACGCTGCCGCCAATGGAAAGCGGTTCAAAGACTGGGATGCCGGGTTTAGAACCTGGCTTGGAAACACGGTCAAGTGGCGCGGTGAGCGTGCAGCCGGACAGGCTGCTAGAGCGAAGCCCGG